GAAGTAAAGCTATCTCCTGAAGAGCTAGAAGAGATGCTGGATCGTGCAGCTAAGCGTGGGGCTACTGAAGCCCTGCGCTCTATTGGCTTACTAGACGAAGCAGCACACAAAGATATAACTGAAATGCGTAGCTTACTTGAGGCTTGGAGAGAAACTCGTAAGTCTGTGTGGTCTACATTCATACGCATTGCTACAGCTACAGTATTAACTTTTATTGCTGGTGCTGTCTGGATGACCCTTAATAAATAACAAGGTATTATACTATGGCTAATCGCTTTGGGGGTTTCACGCCTCGTCAACAACAGGCTCTGCTAGCTAAGATGGGCTATGATGGTCCAGCTCAGCAGGACGACATTAATAAGTTTATGATGGCTAGTCCTAGAGCTGCAGCCAAGATGGGTACGTATGCTACTCTAGCCCGCAGTGTCCTTGAAGGTGGTATGGCTAAGGGTTTTGCTGATGGTGGTTTAGCTGGTGCTATTACTCCTATGCAACAGCAACCTATGCAGTATGAACAGTATGCTACAGGGTTACAGCATCCTAGCACACTTCCTGAGAATCAAATTAAACCTGGTGGTGTTGGTGGAGGTCTTACTTATAACACTGCTGAAGGAAACATAGCTACGTTTGACCCTGCTAAGCAGATGTTTGTAGGTGCAGACGGACAACCCTATACTGGCACTATTCAGCTTGAAGGTGGCCCCTCTTACAGTGTGACTGGTGGTGTTAACCCTGCATACACTGGTGTTAACGCTTATGATCCTACTACGGGTTTGCCCTCTTTGCCTGCAGGTAGTGACATTGATACGTACATGCAAGGTGAAGGCAAGGTGCCTGACTTCATGCAGGGCCAGATTAAGAGTATTATTGAGGGTGGCAACATCCCTGAAGACCCTAGCAAGTATAGCATCACAGGTGGTCCTGGTAACTGGACTATTACGTTTGACAATGGTGCAAGCTTTACTTCGCCTAACCTGAACCCTGCTAGCGCTGAGAATGACGCTAAGATGGCAGCAGCAAGTCTGTCAGGCTATAAGGGTACTACGAATGATGCTTTGTATCAGAGCCAGCTAGAAGAATACAAACAAGCTCAGCGTGCTAAAGCTGAACAAGCTGCAGCTACACCTGTATATGAGACTGTACAGGCCGCTCAAACACAGATTACTACAAGCAATAACATCATCAGTAACTACATGAATCAGCTTGCTGGTATGGGTGCAACTGATCCTCAAAGAAAAGTACTAGAAGATCTTATTGCTGAAGAACAAGTAAAGTTAAACCAAGCTAATGCAGGCTTACAGCAAGCTCAGCAACGTGCAGCTCAAGAGCGTAGCACTGCTAGACTACAAGCTGCCTCTGAGTTTGAAGCTGATCCTAGCTCTAAAGTTAAGGTAGCTGATGTAGCTACTATGAGTCAGGCTCAGAAAGAAGCAGGCATGATTGCTGAAGGTACAGGTCAAGCAGGTGCTGTTACAGATGCAGCCTTGACTCAAGCTATTGCAGCAGAAGATGTGGTAGCTCCTGAAGCTAAAGCTGCTGTTACCTATGATGCTACTCAGGCATCTGAGAGTGTTAAGAATACCGTAGACACACTTGTTGCTGCTACAGGTAAGCCCAGTGATGAAGCCCTGAAAGAAGGCGCTACTATGCAGCCTGATGAGCTAGCTTCTCTTGGTCTTACTGTTGATCAGATTGCTGAAGCTACACAAGTGCAAGCCCCTGAAGCTCGTACTATGCAAGCAGGCGAAGAGGTTAGTGCTGCAGTAGACTTTGAGAGAGCTAAAGCAGAGACTAACTTTACTGCTGCTACAGGTGTTCCTTCTACTGAAGCTACTGTACAGGGTCAGCTTACACAGCTGCTCTCTCAGTTCGAAGGTGGTGAAACTCCTGCGTGGGCTGCTGGTGCTATGCGAGCTGCTACAGCTACTCTTGCTGCACGTGGTTTGGCTGCTTCGAGTATGGCTGGTCAGGCTGTTGTACAGGCAGCTATGGAGTCTGCACTTCCTATTGCTCAACAAGATGCTGCTACTCGTGCACAGTTTGAACAGCAGAACCTAAGCAACAGACAGCAAGCTGCTATGTTCGCTGCAGAGCAACGCTCTAAGTTCTTGGGTATGGAGTTTGACCAAGAGTTCCAGACTCGTGTTCAGAATGCAGCTAAGATCAGCGATATCGCTAACATGAACTTTACTGCTGAGCAACAGATTGCACTAGAGAATGCTCGCCTTGCTCAGACTGTAGACATTACAAACTTGAATGCTCGTAATGCTAAGATCATGGCCGACGCTGCAGCTATGAGTCAGGTAGACATTACTAACCTGAATAATAGACAGCAGGCAGCTATTCAGCAGGCTACAGCTTTCTTGCAGATGGACATGGCTAACTTGTCTAACGAACAGCAAACAGCTATGTTTAAATCCCAGGCTATAGTTAATTCTCTTTTGTCTGACACAGCAGCAGAAAATGCAGCTAAGCAGTTTAATGCTACTAGCGAGAATCAAGTTAATCAGTTCTATGATAGCTTGACTGCACAAGTACAGCAGTTCAACGTAGATCAATCCAATGCTATGGAACGCTTTAACGCAGGTGAGGCTAACGCTCTTGCTGAGTTTAATGCTGCACAGCAAGCTAGACGTGAAGAGTTTAATGCACAGAATGCTTTGATTGTAGAGCAGGCTAACGCTAAATGGGCACAGGATATTGCTCTTACTGAGACTGCTGCAATCAATGAAGCTAACCGTGATGCTGCTCGTGCTGAGAATGACATGACTATGGCTGCATATGAATCGCAGATCCAGCTTGAGCGAGACAAGATGAGCTACGCTTTCCAGACTGCTAATAATAACGCTGACCGTGCTACTACTGTAGCTGTAGAGACTATGCGCACAGAAGCTTCTGCTAATGCTGCTGCGGCTCAGAAGTCTTCTAGCTTTGCTTCTGCTGCAGGCTCAGTGATTTCTGCTATTATCATGGGTTAATGAGGTAAAACTAAATGTCTGAATACAACTACAGAAAAGCCCTAAAGCTAGAAGACCCTGCAGAAGTCACCAGTAAGTTCAGATCAGAGACTGGTATTTTATCTAGGCCTGCACAGCGTGGTGCTGAAACATCTGAGTCTAACCTGCCAGGCTTCTTTGATATGCTTAAAGGTTTTCTTGGTGATGATGCTAAGAAAGTCCTGTCACCTAAAGAAGACACGCTAGACTTAGATGCTTTCTACAGCCAGTTTGACGATATTACCTTGCAGTCTGCTGAGGAAGCTGCTTTGTATCGCATGGAGCAAGGCATCAAGAGATCTATGCCAGATCCTTTTGGTGATACCCCTGAGCAGAAGGAGACGTATGATGTACAGACTACTGATACTGACAGTAGTAGCGCTGCTGGGGTGCAGCCTCTTGGTGGGAAAGTTAATACCGTTGACACTACGTCAACGTCTGATGTCTCTTTAGATGATTTTATGCAGAAGCAAATAGCTCAGCATGAAGGTAAGAGAAACTACCCTTACAAAGACTCTGAGGGTAAATGGACTATTGGCATTGGTCACCTGATAGGTGATGGTAGCGATAAAGCCCTAGCCAAAAGTGGTTACTCTAAGTACAGCAAAGACAACCCTATGCCAGACGAAAAGGTAAGTGAGCTGTTTAATAAAGACTTAGAGAAGCACAGAAAGATTGCTGAGTCTTATCCTTTCTATGACAAGATGAATGAAGAAGGCAAGAAGGCTATCATTGATCTTACGTTTAACATGGGTGATTTCTACAACAAGAAGAAACCTGATGGTACTTACATGTGGGAGAACCTGAGAGAGCAGCTTAACAATGGCGAGTGGGACGCAGCAGCAAATAACCTAGCGTCTTCTAAGTATGCAAGGCAGGTAGGTAATCGTGCTGTTACTGTTACTAATCAGTTAAGAAAAGCTGGAGAGTAACCCATGCTAGGACTTCCCCTTGAACTTATCACTATGCTTGGCTCCACTGTTCTCGGTGGTGTCATGTCTATCTGGGGGCAAAGCATTAAAGCTAAAGAAGCCCAGCAGAAGATGCTCATGGAACGTGCTAACTTTAATGCACAGCAAGTAAACACTGCACGTGAAGCTGGCGCTAAAGACAAACACTTTGCTTGGACACGCAGGCTTATTGCTTTGTCTGCAGTGTTCTCCATTATTGTCTTGCCTAAGCTAGTCGCTGTATGGTATCCTGAAGTTGGTGTGTATGTAGGGTACAGCGAAATCCAGAAGGGTTTCTTGAGTGGCATCTTTGGCGGTGACGTAGAGATGGTTAAGTGGAAGTACGCACAAGGCTTTGTAATTACCCCCCTAGATACACATATCGTATCCGCCATTGTAGGACTCTACTTTGGTGCAGGCTTTACTAAATAAGGTATAATAAAATGGCAGCTAACGTAACGGACTTTATGTCTGGGCCTATCCCTGGTCAATCTCTTGCAGACACACCCGGTAACTATCCCTGGGAGAAACCACCAGAGATGGTAGAGGTAGAAGATGTAATTAAGTTCTACATTAATAAGCTAGCAAATCAGGATATCATGGATGATCTAGCTGTTGTGTTTGAAGCTGATATGCCTATCTCTAGCTTCGTTAAGAGCTTGACTACTAGCGGTACTATGTTCGGCAAACATACACTGGATGCTGGATCTCTTGCTGGTCCTGCTATTCATGCCTTCCTGAAAGCGGCTATGACTAGCTACGGTATTGAAGCACGTGATGAGCCTTATGATCCTAACAAAGATCCGACTGAGAAAGAGAAGCGCAGGCTACAGCTAAGCATTGAGCTAGCTATCGCTGATGCTGAGAGTAAAGGTAAGACTGCAGAGAATGATCCTGGTGTAGCCTTGCTCAAAGAGATGCAGTCTGAAGAAGCACCTATGGAAGAAGAAGAAGGTGCAGAGATGTTAACTGAAGAAGAACCCCAAGAAGAAGCTCAGCCTGCCCCTCGTAGCATGGGCTTAATGTCTAAGGAGATGTAAGATGAGTTTTGATTGGCAAGCGTTTGCTACTGGGTTTCTTGAGACCACAGCTGACATTATTAAAGAACGTAAACAAGAAGCAAGCAAGTATGAAGAGCGCCAGCGTCAGCTAGCTGAGCGTAACATGAGTGTTATCTCTAAGCGTCGTGCTGTAGCTAACCAAGTTATTAGCTTGACTAATATGCTGCGTGACAACGGTGCTAGCCCTGCTGTAATCCAAGCCGCTGTAGCTGCTGGACCTAAGGCAGTAGCTGATCTTGCAGCTAAAGTAGAGCAGACTGCACAGCAGTATGGACGTAAACTTTCTAGTGATGATATCGAAACTCTGGTACGTATCCCTGAAGGGTTTAGCGCTATTGATATGGACACTGAAGAGTTCGTCAAGAAGACATACGGCTTAGGTTATGCAGGTGCTGGCGTAACTGAAGTTAAACCTGAGCGTACATTTATGGATCGCTTGACTGGCCGTAAGTATAAAGACATGGCTAGATACAGGCTAGACTCTGAGGTTATGGATGGTGGCTTGACTGCATATGACATAAACCAGATGGCAGCACAGTCAGACTACGAAAGCCTTGTGCCTGGTACATTCATTACGTTCACGGATGCTAAAGTGTTTAATCCTGCTACAGACATGGGTAGTTTTACACGCACATTCTCTAACTTGGTTCAAGACGTAGAAGATTCTGCTACGTTTAAGTCTATTGAAAGTACTAGACGCCAAGTTGCAATGGATGTAACCATATCAGAAGAAGATCGTAAGGATACGTTGAAGAAACTAGATGATCAACGTAGAAACCTATACCTGCGTACAGTATCGCCAACTATTGAAGCTATGGTTAGTACGTATGGTGATAGCTTTATTGATGCTACAGAAGGTTACTTGCGTGGTTACTTAGGTGATGAATACGTAAACAGACTTTCTTCTCGTACATCTGATGAGGCGGAACCTGAAGTACAACCAGTAGATGTACAGACTGAAGCGGCGCTGGGCGAAGCAGAACAGCCGATGCAAGCTGAGGAACCATCTATTGCAGCAGCAGGTGACACTGCAGAAGAAGGACCATCTGGGCCTAGGACTGAAATGCCTGAAGTAAGACAGCTAAACATTGAAGACTACCCTGATCAGGAAGCAATGCTTAAACAATACGGTACTGACTTAATGCAGTACATGAAAGACATGGGCGTGCAGAGCGAAGAAGAGATGGTCATAGCTATGGCAGAATGGGCACAGCAGAACAAGAAGACTATGCCTATGGATAAAAGCCTGATAGTATATGCTCTTAAACCGTATGTTCTAGGGGATTAATATGGCTGATATCAAGTATAACTTTTCTTGGTCTCCTGATGAGGGCATCAAGTATGATGCTCCTGTAGATGTACCTGAAGAAGAAGATGATGAGCCTGTCATTGGTGGCGGCTCTCTAAAGAAGAACGATCTTATGGAGTACGAGAATCTGAATAAGATCCGTACCTATATGATTAGTCGTAAGGGCGTTGACTATAAAGATAAAGATGCCAAGGAGGTAGTGAATGACTTTGTTGATCACATGCGTTGGTTTAATTCTAACCTTGTGTCTACTGGAGGAGAGGTTCGCTACATCAGTAAGGCAGACGAGCGTAACAAAGAAGTAGCACGCCAAGCATATGAGCTATACGATCAGCTAGGTAATGTGTTTATTAATGATGGATTCTTTGGTGCTGTTGATGGTGTGAAGGACTATGTATTTGCTGCAGCTGCAGATCCCAGTAACTACATTGGTTTGCTTACAGGGGGCTTAGGTAAGGCAGGGGCGCTGGGCGTTACGCAAGGCGGCAAAGAGCTTATCAAGCAGACCATCAAAGAAGCAGGCGAGAAAGCTGTGCGTGAGGGTCTTAAAGGTAAGGCTAAGCAGGAAGCTATTGATAGAGCAGTACAGTCTACTGTTACACGTCTTGCTGAGAAAGGCATTAAAGGTAAGACTGCTAATGAAGTAATCAAAAGAGTTGCAGCTAAAGAAGGTGATCTCTTTACTGCAGGACTTAGAAGTGCAGGGGAGCAGGCAGCTAAGGAAGGCTTTGAGAAGACAGCCCAGCGCTATAGCTTGTACGGTACTACTGCACTAGACGGTACGTTCTCTGTGCTTAACGATTACCAGATCCAGAATGTCATGATTGATGTAGGTGCTCAAGAAGAGTACAACGATCTGCAGTCTATGTTCAGCTTTGGGTTGGGTATTGTTGGCGGTGGTGCACAGCTTGTTGCAGGTAAGGCTAAAGGTGCTAGCGGTATGGCTGACTTTGAAGGTGGCCTAGAGCAAGCAGCTATGCGTCAGGATATTGAGTCTGAGATTGCTGGTGCTTTACCTAAGGAGCAAGTAGAGAGAGCTACAAAAGTAGTAACGGATGCTATTGATTCTTGGGAGACTAAGTGGAAGCGAGGCGCAAGTAACTACGACAATAAAGTTACACCCGTAGATCTTGTTCATGATATTATGCTAGGCGAAGATAACAAGGGTGGCTTAGCTAAGATCTTTAAAGATAACAACATGCAGCTGGGTCGTAACGATACTGTGTCTGATGTTATGACTAACCTTGTACGTCAGATCCCTCAAGAAGAACTAGATGCTATCAACACCCGTCTTAAGAATACCATCGGTGTAACACTAGGCGACACTACTGAAGCACGTATCTCTTTGGGTGACCTTGTAGCTAAAGACATTCGTACATCTGCACAGATGCTAAACATTATGTCTCAGACACGTAAGACTATTGATGGTGGTCTTGCACATGCTACTGCTTTGATTGACGATATTACTAAACGTGGTAGCGTAGCAGAGGCTGTTGCAGAAGAAGAGGCTAAAGCATCGGCAGCTAAGCTAGGTGAGTATGGTCAGTCTGTATGGCGTAGACTCCTTGTGTCTTCACCTGCTACGTCTGCAGTAAACGTTATGGGCTTCGGGCAGTACTATGTAGGTCAATCATTGGCTGACATGTTTAGCTCTACGTCCTTGATGGCTGCTTCTTTGTTTCACGGTAATACAGCTAAAGGTAAAGAGTTGCGTCGTATGGCTGGGGTATATAAAACTATCCAAGCTCAAAAGATGCGGAACCTAATGGACCCTTACACTACTCATGATGCTTACATGGCTTTTCTTAAGCAGCACGAGGATGTATCTAAAGCTTTGTTTGAAAGCTTCTCTGGTGGCGTAGAACGTAGCGCTAAACGATTTGGTATTGACGAGAATGCTAAGTGGTTCCAGCGTACAGAGAAAGTCACTGAAGCTATGAACCGTTTGACTGGTGTTAAGGTACAGGATACCTTTACTAAGTCTCAGATGTTCATGACTGAAGTAGATAAGTACCTGCGCTTGCAGAAGAATAAGACACTACAAGAAGTGCTATCTAATGGAACGCTTAACGATATTGACGATAGCGTATTAAGCTATGCACTAGATACTACACTGAAGTCTGTGTACTCAAAGAACTACACTACTGATGATCAGATGTTGTCAGGTGCAGCTAAGCTTGTAGAGAAGATATCAGGCACACCTCTCATCGGTACTATCCTACCGTTTGGGCGCTTCTTTAATAACGTTATTGCTACTACTTATCAGTGGTCCCCTTTTGGCTTTATACGTGCAGCGTCTAGCATCGCTAAGAAAGAGCCTACTATTAGTAGCGTAGAAGCATTATCTAGAGCTACCGTTGGTTCGACTGCCCTTGCTATGGCAATGCATTTTGATGAAGAACGTCAGAACAAAGGGCTTGGCATCTATGATATTGATGTAGGCGGGGGTACTATTGTAGACGCTAAGAATACATTCCCGTTCTCACTATGGCTTGTTGGTGGGCGTATCCTTAACTTGATGCGCAAAGATCAGACAGTAAGTGAAGAGCTTATCACTGAGCTTACATCGCAGCTTGCTGTAGGACAGCTTGCTAGAGATGCACAGTTTGGCAATGACTTAAACAACATCGTTGATACTATGCTAAACCTAGAAGGTGGCGACAGAAAAGCTGCACTCGATGGTTTGTATAAGATCACAGGCAACTTCACTGCAGGCTTTACTCGTCCTCTTGATGCAGTTAATAAGCTGACTGGTTACATCACTGAGACTGATTCAGCTAAAGACATGCGTCAAGCTAAAGGTGGCGCTGTGTTTACTCAGGCTGCTACAAAGTACTTTGATAATATCCTTGAGGTGTTTGATAAAAACATTGATGGTATCACTGGGGAACAGCTTCGTGTTGCATCACGTAAAGGTGAAATCTATGATGCTAATCCTCTAGCTAGGATCTTTGGTATCACTGTACGTCGAGGAAGGAATGCAACAGAGAAAGCATACTCATTGGCTAACATGGCTGAGTGGACTGCTAGTGAGCGTAGCCAGATTGCACAGTACGACAAAGTGTTTAACTCTTATCTAGCACCTATGCTTGAACGTGCTACAGATAAGTTGATCCGAGATAAGAGATTCATTGAGGGTGACACTGACACACGTAAGCAGATGCTACGTACTACACTAAGTGAAGTGAAGTCTACTGTACGTAACTACATGAAAGAAGATGCGCCAGGTAAAGAGCAACTACTTGCACTACGTAGAAAAGCTACAACACATGGCAACGAACAGCTACGCAAGAAAGCTATGAGTGCTATGAAGAGTAGGTTTAAGTTTGATGGCACTGTGTCAGACATGAATTACAAGGAACTAAAGTTCTTTATGGATTATGTTGACTACCTTAAAGAAGGGTTAAGCACAGACTACATCACTGAATAAGCAAAGGGGGCCGCAAGGCCCCCTCTCTTTTTACTTGATACCATACATCTTAGCACCACGTTCTGCCCACATCTGCACTTCGATCAGGTTCTTCATGGCTTCATCTTTCTCAAAGCTATTATAGAGATTGTCTATAAGGTATTGCTCTAAGTTAGTGATGCCTTCATCTAAACCATCTTTGAACTGCCTCTGCTTTCCTCCCATAAAGTCTTGTGCTTCTTTTTCTAGACTCATGGGTTATTCTCTGGGCATAGATTCCAGCTTCTCAATGTGCTGATACAGTGCTTGCAAGTCACCGATTAGAACGGTGTCGTTCTGGTACTCATCTTCATCGTCACGCCCACTGTAGCGCACGATGTAACCGTTACTAGCAAACTCAACATTGAAATCGTCTACACACTTCGTTACTTTGTACTTCATTATAAGCCCTCTTTCATGAACACTTTAACCCACTGTGCACAGATGTCAGAGCGTATGATATCATCTACACCAAACTCAATGACAGGCACAGGTAGCATGTGCTTCTTTGCTAGATGAATAACTTTAGACAGACCGTCTGCTTCCTTCAGGTCTGACTGCTGCACATCACCATTAAGCACAATAGTACTACCCTCACCTACACGTGTCAAGAGCATCTTCAGTTCATGCGTAGTAATGTTCTGCGTTTCGTCTACGATAATGAAAGCATTCTCAAAGCTACGCCCTCGCATCAAAGCTAAGGGTGCCATCTCTACGTTGCCATTCTTTATAGCAGTCTCTAGCATACCTTTACCCCAGTGTCTCTCCAGTACGTCAAGCACAGGCAAGGCCCAAGGGTAAGTCTTCTCTTCTAGTGTACCTGGCAGGAAGCCAATCTCTTTACCTACAGCTACGTGAGGGCGAGTGATAACGATCTTGTCAATCTCTTTTAGAGTATACAGATCTGCAGCATATGTAGCTGTGACATAAGTCTTACCTGTACCAGCTGGACCCAATACAAATACTTGACTGGTTGACTTCAGTGCATCCAATAAGTCTTTCTGTTTAGGGGTACGTGCAGTAAGACCAGAGGTAGACTTAGACGATGCCCCCTTGTAGTTAGTCTTGCGGCGACTACGTGTTTGTTTTACTGGGGGTTCAAGACTATCTTTCATAATGCCTCTTCATGTATGTGAGAGCTTTTTCTAAACCTTCAATGGTATCACCTAGAAAGGCTATACCTCCGTTACAAGTATTACATAACCACCCCCTAACCTCTAGTGTTTCATGGCAATGGTCTAGCCGCATGAAGTCGGGTTCTACGGCGCTGCTACAACAATCACATACAGATGGTTTAGGGGGTGCTTTTTTGTGTAATTCAAGAAGCTCTTGATTCTCTTTTTTCTCACAGCTACGGCAAGACTTAACACGGTAGCCCTTACGCCCTTCGTCAACACGAACCCTAAAGGCGCTGATAGGAAGCGCTTCATTACACTTACGGCATGTATAGTATTCCTCGTCATCACTGAATGGCAGAGAGTCAAACAAGTCTAACTGCATTACCCCTGCCCTTTGTAAGCTTTGAAGCTACGCTTCTTAGACTTATTCATAGAGCTGCGTTTGATGCGTGAAGAGTTAGAACCTTGTGATGTCTTCTTCGGGTTAGGCCCCGGTTTCCATGCTGTGCCTGCCAGCTTAGCCATGCTTATGCTCCTTAAGCTCTGTGTATCCACCGATATGTTGACCCTTGTTGTCCCATATCTGTGGTACTGTAGTGTAACCTGCTTTCTTAATGAGATCAAGTATCCACTTAGAGCTTCCGCTTTGAACGTTGTACTCTACGTAAGCAATACCTTTGAGCTTCATAAGATCTTTAGCAGACTCACAGAACTGACAGTTATCACGTGATACTATAACGTACATATGCACTCCTTAAGTTTGGCCTCCCCCGCAGGACTCGAACCTGCAACCTACGGATTAGAAGTCCGTTGCTCTATCCAGTTGAGCTAGGGGGAGTGTATCACTTAGAACGATACAGCTAGACCAATAGTTGTGTCTTGATAGTTGAAGTCGTTGTCATACCCAGCGACAGCATAGATGGAGGCCATCTCGTTCAGGGCATAACTAGCACCAAGTTCTACCTCAGTAAAGCTAAAAGATTCACCATCAAGTTTATCTGCGTAGTAGTCTGCAGAGAAAGTCAGATCTGCATAGGTAGCATCTACACCTGCGTTGAACTGTACGTCTTGCGTCTCAGTCGAGATCTCCAAGTAACCACGTGGTGTTACATCCCATGCAGCTTCATCAGCGATAGCCATAGGTGCGATAAGGGTTAGTGTTGCGGCAGCAATAATAGTCTTCATTTGTTTTTCCATTCTTAGGTTAGGTCAACAATCTCACAGCTATCACCGGAGCAGGCCAGTGTTTGCATAGCTGCAGTATTGTCTTCGATTTCATACTCTTTAAGTTTACTCCAGTCAATAGCGCTGGGCATGACAGATAGCAGCTCTTCATACTCAGACTTACCTACCTCTTGATAAGGTGCCTGCTGATAGGTGTGCTCGTTGTACGGCAGGAATGATACACCAGACATCTCATCGAAGTGATCATACACAAAAGCACCTACCTCAAACCACTCATCCTTCTTTACGTTGATAGTCACAGAAGGTTTATGCTCACACCAGTTACGCTGATAAGCTAGCCACATCTCAAGCTGATCAATAGCAGACAGATCAGATGTAACAACAGCATTGTCAGGTGCTTTCACAGGGAAGCTGAACACAGTAGTCTGGTCCGGCTTGAATACGTCAGGCTCGTTGGGGATACCCTGATCCTTCATGAACTGTGTCAAGGGATCTTTGTTATCACCACGTACTGTACGAATATAATAATGACTATGCCGAGCATGGATGCCAGAAGCAGAGTCAACAAGCTGCGATACAGTACCTGAAGGTTTAACACACGTAATAGCAGCACTAACAGGAATCCCAAGGCGATCAGCCCATTCAGCATTGGTTGCAACGGCAACGTTTCGTAGATGCTCAAGTGTCTTCTCCAAGCCTGCATTAGCAGTTGTCATTAGGGGATTGTCCATGATGCCTGTCAGCGACACACCAAGCAGTCGTTCCTCCTCAGTGTTCTTCTGCCACACCTTCCGCAGATACGGGAACTTGGTGTAGGTGGACTGGATAGTACCCAGAATTGTTGCCAGACGGACTTTGCGTTCCAGAGTTTCAATAGTATCCGCAGCACGTACAACTACCTCCGTCAGGTTACAGAACTGATAGGGGCGCAAGATGATCTCACTGCAAGGGTTCGTACCGAACTCCCAGTCAGACTCACGTCTACCATTCTTTGCTGCCTGCTTCTTGCTAGCTTGGCGGTTAAAGATACCACGCTCACCGCTACCGCTTTCCACCAATGCCATCCACTCACGCATGAAGCTAAGTGCATCAGGCTTCTCAGTGTAGCTTACAGAGTTGTTAGCCAAGGCACGCTGTGGGTTGTTCTCCCACCACTGGCCAGACTTAGCGTGGCGCATACGGTCATCACTCAGGTTCGACAGACTGATCATAGCACTGCGGCGTACACCACCTACAACTACAACCTCACCAATCTTACACATGATGTCATGGCATTCGATGCTAGACAGCTTGCGATGCTGTGCGTCTTTGAATACACGTACAACAAAGTTAAACAAATCAATCAAAGGCGCTGGGCCAGACGCACGTCCGCCAAACGTTTTGAGTCGTGCACCTGCAGGGCGAACCTTAGACACATCCCACTTCGGAATCTCACCGCTGTACAACAATGCGATAACCTGGCGCAGAGCTTTAGCCCAACCCTCTTTGCTATCCTTAACTACAACAATAGTCTCGCTATCGTATAGCTGCGGTACTTCAGGTAGCTTGCTTACGAACTGACGCTCGACACTAAAGCCTACGCCTGTGCCACACAGCAAGATAAACATAGCCTCATCGAAACTCTTAGGGTCATCTACAGGTAGGTAGCTACAGTTGTAGCCTGCTGTGTTGTCACGCTCTAGCGCTGGGCCAGCAGTCATCATAGCCCGCATGGATGGCATGATCTCTAGGTTCATAATAGCTTCGCCTAGCTGTGTGATGTATGTATCATCACCTGCTACAGGACGTACTACATTATCCATGTAGCGCCCAACAGTTTCACCCCAGCTCTCACGACGCCCCTCATCCTGCAGCCACCGTGCATAGCGGCTGGTATGAATGAATGCTTGGTAGTCAGTAGGTAGATAGTTATTCATCGTTGTTTCACCTCCAGTTTAATAATCTCTGTACCGTCTATGTCATAGATAATGTCACGTATCAAGTCTTCAACAGACTCATCGTACATCTCTTCTGAGATAGGTAAGAGATTACTCTCCTCATCTATATTGATTAACATGTATACTTCAAACTTCATGCGGCTCGTCTCACTAAGTCTGACAGATCTGGCTTCTTATAGTTAGGCCCCTTCATTACTTTACCATCTTCACGTAGTACAGGTTTACCGTCCGGGCCTAGCTTAGACATGTTGCTTTCGTGTACACGGTTGAATGCTTTACTGAAAGTCTCTTCACCGTAATACTCTAAGCACGAATCTAAAGTACGACTCACCTTCCCTTGCTGCTTGACTACAGCATCACGCTCTTCCTCTGGCATAAGCATACCGATATGCTCTACTGCTGTGAGGGCTAAGCCTGTAGCTACATATAGCAAGTCACACAGTTCTTTGAGATGCTCAGCTGTGCCTAGCTTCTCTGCTGCTAACTCTTCTAGCTCTTCGTCAATAAGAGCAACCCATAGACGAGGATCAAGAGAACCGTTAAAAGCACGAATGAAATCTCCTACTTTCTCGTGAGGCATCTGGGGTTTCATTGCGTCCATATCATCTTGGCTAATCATTTGTGCTTGTCCTCGTATAGTTCGATAAGTTTGTTTAGATACCACTGAGCTTTCTTCAAGTCTTCGATACCGTTCTTGTATCTGTATCGCCAGATGTACTTCATGATGTTGCCTTGGAAGTAACCCTCTGATTGCTCATTGGTTGCAGCAATGATAGCTTCAATAGCTTCGATGCCACCTACGTTGTAATGTGTAGGGCTGTTCACTGGATCATGTGTAACTACAGGTTCTACTCTCATGCGTTGCCCTCTGTCTTAGTGAAGCGAGTCAGAGTAATAACGTTACCCTTCTTCTCGTATTCAACAATCTCTTCTTCTTCATCCTCATCGAAACCCATCAGCTCATTGCGACGCTCTTCAACAAAGTCATACAGATCAGGATGACTAGCAGCTACATCAAGGAAGGTAGTCATGATTGTTGCGATGTTCATGATATGTGCAGCAATCACATCAGGGATAGTGCTCTCATTAGTCATGACGATAGCAGTATCAACATCCCCATCCCAGTCTTCGCCATCTTCTTGTTCGTAGCCTACAGGCTTAATGATGATAGCAAACTCATCATCTTTCATTACGTATGGCATTACTTCTTCCTTTTTGTTTTAAGTGGTATGCGTTCTACTGTAAGCTCTTCGCCTTCCTCTTCAAGCCAAGCCTCAGGTATTACCCTGTGTGCCCAGAGAAAGCCATGCTTATCACACCAATCACAATAGCGAGACTTAGCTCCCTTGTAAATCCTTGTGTTAGCATTACTGAAAACAAACCGTATGTCTAACTCGGGATGCTGCTCTTTGATGGCTAGATGTTTCTGCCTGTCAGCATTGTCGAACATACCCTTAGTCTCAATGATGATACCATTATCTAACACAAAGTCAGGCGTGTAGGTTCTATACCTTAGATCTTCCCACTCTACCTTTAGAACTT